GATCAATCAAAACAAGTATCTTCCAAGTTGATTTCAAATGATCTTCATTGGTTTTATCAAGTTGGACGTAGCAGAGGTGGTATGAATAAAGCCGGTGGCATTGTTTGGTGTGATTTTGATGATGAGTTTAGTCCTATTGATGATTTGAAACAAATTGTGGGCCATACTAGTCAATGGGAAACTGGTAGAGCTAAACAACACAATAGTGAAGGATACATTAATATTACAGATGCAAATAACATTTGTATTGATTGTCATCTTAATCAGTATATTACTATTGCAAATGGTAAGATTGAACTGAAAGATTACGCAGATCTTTAAAGATTGATTTGTAACAAATTGTGGAGGGATGTTACGTAATGGTGACATCCCTTTACTTTTGCGTTTGTCATGATATTTTATAAAGTATGAATGATCTTCAAATAACTTGTAACTATTGTGATATGCCCGCTAAATTAAAGCGTGACAAGATTTACATGCAATGTCATTGTTGTGATGATCGTCGTATCATTGATCTTCGTGAGTATCTTTTAGAAGATAAACATCATGATTATTTATATTCTATGTTCAGTGAAGAATATGAATTCTATGACGAAAAGTGTTTGACTAAGTAAATATTCGTGTTATTGTCCAGTAATGGACATCAAGCAAATCAACGAAAGCTTAGAGAAGGCAGAAGCTACTGCGTTACAACCTTGGTACAGAACCAATAAATATGGTGATTGGATTTTGGACCATATTGCTTATGGATGGCGTATATACTATAAGTATTATGATCTAAAACGTTGGGTTATTAGTACCTATCAACGTATGCGTTATGGTGTAAGTGATAGTGAATGTTGGAGTTTGGATTATACACTCACAAAATTTATTCTTCCCAGACTAAAGCATTTCAAAAAAATCAATATTCATACACACCCCCCACAGATCACACCTGAACGTTGGGAAGAAATTTTGGATGAATTGATTTGGACATTTGAATATATGGAGGATGAAGAAAAGTTCAATCCAATGCCTATGGTTTTGTATGAACGTCTTGGTAATATGGATGATTATTTTAAAAACGTCGAACGTGAAAAAACACCAGAACAAAAACAAGCTTGGGAACAATATTTAAAGAAAAATGAAGAATTGGAAGAACGTCGTAAAAAGGGAATGTTGTTGTTTGCTGAATACTATCAGCAATTATGGGATTGACGGTTGACTTGTTATAAAGTGTGTGGTAAATTGAACATATGAAGATTGACATTCAAAAGGTTGACCTCACCCAATTTATGGTGCATGAACATTCACTTAATGGTGAAATTGTTTATTTGATTCAACCTCAACATATCGGCACTAAGTGGACTCAAGACAACAAGCACATGCGTAGTGTGGTTGTGAATTATGCCGGTGAAGTTATCAGTGCAGGTTTTCCTAAGTTTACCAACTGGGGGGAGAATCCTGATCACTTTCCTGTTCCTAATTCATTGAAGCATTGCACCGTGGTTGAAAAGCTTGATGGTTCATTGTTGATTGTTAGCAAGTATAATGGTCAATATATTCTGCGTACCCGTGGAACTGTTGATGCTTCTACTATGGCTAATGGTCACGAACTTGAAATTTTCAAGAACACTATTTTGTCCAAGTTGGCTGATAACAATGATACTTGGGATTATTCAGTGCTTTTTGAGTGGTTGTCTCCTATCAACAAGATTGTTTTGAACTATGGTGATGAACCTTCTTGGAGATTGATTGGATTTATTAACCACATCAACTATTCACTTGCACAACAAGATATGTTGGACGCTATGGCTAAGAAGTATGGATTTGATCGTCCTCCTACTTATACTTTTTCTGATGTTCAAGATCTGTTAAAGGATGTTGACCAATGGAGAGGTAAGGAAGGTGTGGTTGTTTATTCAAAGAATGACCAAATGCTTCACAAGGTAAAGGCTATGGATTATCTGATTAAACACAGATTTAAGTCTGAGGCTACTTTGGAAAATACTTTAGATTTGTATTTTAATTATGATAAACCATCATATCAAGAGTTTGCATCTAAGTTGACTGAAACTTTTGATTATGAGTGTTTTGAAATGGTAAGAGGATATGCGTCTCAAGTATGTGATGCTTCTAAAGAAGTAAACAAAATTGTTGACGGATTTAAATCATTCATTGATAATCAATTAAAATCATTATCAACCCGTAAAGAACAAGCTCAAAAGGTAATATCATCATATTCAGAATCTAATAGATCCTCAATGATATTCTCATTGCTTGATGGTAAGAACCTAACTACGGATCAACAAAAAAAGTTGTTCTGGCAAGTATTGAAAAAATAACATAAAGTAAAAAGAGTTTGGTATTTGACAATGACCATACATATTTATTATGTATGGTCATTTATATTACTACTAATCTAATCAATGGAAAATTCTACATAGGAAAAGATGTCACAAATAATCCATCTTATTTAGGATCTGGTTTACTATTAAAAAAAGCAATACGGAGATATGGTATCAATAATTTTAAAAAAGAAATATTAGAGATATGTGACTCACAAGAATTATTGTGTGAAAGAGAAAAATATTGGATTAATAAATTTAAATCAACGGATAGAAAAATAGGGTATAATATTGCAGAAGGTGGAACTGGTGGTGATACTTTTACAAATTTATCAGAAACAAAAAAACAAATAGTTCTTAAAAAACGAGAATCATCTATGCGTGAAATCCGTAAAACCAAAGAATACCGTGATAAATTGAGCAAAAGAACTAAAGATATGTGGATGGATGATTCCCACAAAGAAAAAATATCCACTAAGATGAAAGGTAGGAAAATAGACTGGGCTGATAAAATATCAAATTCTATAAAAGAATGGCATAAAACTAATCCAATATCAGATGAATCAAGAAAAAGATCATCTGAAAAAGTTAGTAAAAAAATGAAAGGTTATGAGTTTGTTACGATTCCAGAAAATATTCAAAATGAAATCATAAATCTGTATCAAAGTTATGGTCCAAAGTTGATTGCGAGTAAAATAACGGAAACTGGGTATCCCATTAGTAATTATATAGTCACACGGTTTTTGAAAAAATCGGGTTTATATAAAAAATGGCAAAAAGGGATAGGTAATAAAGAACAAAAAAATTCTTCTATATCAAGACGGGGTAAACTTAATCCAATGTGGAAGAACTAAAACGATACCCCCACTATTAATTTAGTGGGGTTTATTTTTTGTTTCTATTTATAAACATATGATTATAGACTGGGCAATACACTACCAACAAAATAAACATTTACCATTGAATAAAATAATGGAGTCATACAACAGACTTTTGTTAGAATATCAAGAACAACTAAATTTAATAACACAACAAAGTTCACCAGTTGGAGCTGGACCAGGCGGTCAAGATACATCTACCGGTGAACCAGTATCAACATATGGTGTGATGAATTTTAATGGATCTGCATTTGCTATAGTACCTCCTGATGAAACAATGCGATTTGGTACTAGTCCATTTACAATTGAATGTTGGATAAATTTCAGTGCAAATCCTGCTTCATCCGGTTATTATTTCATAGAACCTACATCAGGAATTCTATATGGTATTGGTAATTACGGTGGATATTTTTCTTGGTTTAGATCTGGAGCTGCCCCAACATCATTTACTGATTGGACACTCAATCAAGCTGGATCTGGTAATATTTTATCATTATCTACTTGGTACCATATAGCAGTAACTAGAGACGATACAAATACAATTAGATTTTATGTAAACGGTACTGCTTCTACAACGACTGCTAATGATCCAAATAATTATTTACCATCAACAAATGGATTAAGAATTGGTAGTACATATAGTCAAGGTTTGAACGGTAAGATTTCAAATTTCAGAGTAATAAATGGTACTGCACTTTATACAGGATCATCATTTGTTGTTCCATCCCTACCTCTAACAGATGTAACAAATACCGTTTTATTAATGAAATCTGTAACAAATGCAACTGTTGTATCAGATTCAAGCACCTATGCCAAGTCAATTACAAATACATCAGTTACTTGGACAGATGGACCAATAGTTTATCCATAAAATACTTTAACACTAACCCCACTATTAATTTAGTGGGGTTTTTACTTTAATGTAACTAATTATATACAAGAGTTTGATATTTAAATTATATGAACATACTAAAAAAG